GACACACAGCTTTAGCTACTAGACCTGCTGATACAGATGAATTTTTAGTAAGTGATGCGGGAACAATAAAAAGAGTAGACTATTCTTTAGTCAAAGATGGTATTTCTATGGTTGATAGATTTAGATTATCATCAAGTTTTACTGGAACAGCTACACCAATAGCATCAAATTTAGAGAGAGCAGATGAAACAGGTGCAGGTTTTATCGGAACAGGGATGACAGAAAGCAGTGGTGTTTTTACTTTCCCTTTAACAGGTATTTATTTAATCCTAGCATTTTTTAATTTAAAACTAAATGGTGATATTAGAGACCACAACCAACAAATTCAAACTACCACAGATAATAGTAGTTTTTCTAGTGCTACTGGGGGTGATAGTTTTATTCAACAAACTTCATCTGGCAATACATTTACAACGAGTTTTCACTCTTACACTTTTGATGTGACTAATACATCTACACACAAAGTTAGATTTAAAGTAGATTCAGATGCTAATACTAGCTGTGAAGTTAGAGGCTCAAGCACTTTTGATTTAACTGCGTTTACATTTATTAGATTAGGAGATACATAATGCGACCGACACATATAGAAGATTACTTAGTAACAGTAAGAACAGGACAATGGTTTGGGTGGTCTGATTCAAAAAATAAAATATATGCAAATTTAATTGTACATGATGGTGGCTCTAAGCCCACAGAACAAGAGTGCACTGATGGACTAGCAGCTTTACAAACAGCATATGATAATGCTGAAACAAAACAAACAACAGACGAAACATCAGGAAAAACTAAACTTAAAAATCTTGGTTTAACTGATGATGAAATAAAAGCACTGACAGGAAAGTAAATGGCATTTGGAGAAGTTGGAACATCACTATCCAAGATAAAAGCTAATAGCTTAAATCTTGCGGGTACATATGGCTTTAGTGGCACAGTATCGGGATTAGCTGATGAAACACCTTTAGTATTAATCAGCACATTTACTTCTGATGGTTCTGATGCAAATGCAACATTTACAAGTTCGCATATAACTTCTACATATAAAGAGTTTTTATTTATATTTAATAATATACATCCTGGTACTAATCAAAAGTATTTAAGATTTCATCCTAGTATTGATAATGGCTCTAATTATAATTTAAGCCTAACCTCTTCAGCATTTTCAACATATCATAGAGAAGATGGTGGAGGTGCAGGACCTACGTTAGAATATCAAACTGGTTTTGATACAGCTAGTGGTAGCACTCATTATATTAGTGCTGATACAGGTTCTAATAATGATGATGGAGTATCTGGTATTATGAAATTATATAACCCTAGTTCAACTACATTTGCAAAAAATTATTTTACACACACAGTAACTTCATCAGGTGATGGCACTCAATATGCATATGATACTTATACATCAGGATATGTAAATTCAACTTCAGCAGTCAACAATGTTAAATTTGATTTTAACAGTGGTGAAATACAAGGCGGAACAATAGATTTATTTGGAGTAGTATAGTGGCACTTAGTAAATTAGCAGCAAACTCTTTTGACCTGACAGATAATTATGCTCTAACAGGCACAGTAACTGGAGCAACATCTACACAAAAATTATTTTTGATTAAGAATATTGATGCAAGTTCTAGTGGTACAGTAGATTTTGTTAATGGTGCTAGTAGTGTTGTATTAGATAATACTTATAAAACATATTTGTTTAGGTGTGTAAATATTCACCCTGCTACAGACAATGTTGCATTTCAAATAAATTTTAGAGATGGTGGTTCTAATTATGATGCAACTAAAACAACTACATTTTTTGATTCAGGGCATTCAGAGGATGATTCTACTGTTGCAAGTTTAGCTTATGACACAGGAGCAGATGTTGCTCAAGGTACAGGTAATGCAAGACTGTCTAGAAATCAAGGCAATGGTAATGATGAGTGTTGTAGTGGAGATGTGTATTTATTTAATCCTAGTAGCACTACTTTTATAAAACATTTTATGTCTGATTTTTCAGGTTATGACAGAAATAATATTAATTACAGAGGAATGGGTGGAGGTTATTGTAATGTCACAGCAGCTATAGATGCAGTTAGATTTCAATTTAGTAGTGGCAACATAGATTCAGGGAGGATAGCGTTATATGGCATTAAGTAAAATTCAACCCGCATCCATAGACCTAACTGCTAATTATGCTTTTACAGGAACTAACTCTGTAGCAGGTGTTAGTATAGAAGAAACAAAATTAGCTACACAAACAGCATCTAGTAGTGCAACATTAAGTTTTACTAGTGGTATAGATGGTACTTATAATATTTATAAATTTAGATTCATAGATATGCATCCTGCATCTGATGATGCTGTATTTCAATTTCAAGGAAGTAGTAATGGTGGTACTAGTTATGGATTGACAATTACTTCATCTGCTTTTAGAGCATATCATAATGAAGCAGATAGTAGTGCGGGTTTAAATTACGAAGGTTCTAATGATTTAGCACAAAGCACTAACTTTCAATATTTAATGGAAGGTGTTGGAAATGATAATGACCAAGCAGGTTCAGGAGAATTATTTTTATTTAACCCAAGTAGCACTACATTTGTAAAACATTTTATAGCTAGAACACAATTTTATCAAAAAAGTGATGGTACTCAGGAAAATGACTATGGGGGGTATTTCAATACAACAAGTGCTATAAATGCAGTGCAATTTAAAATGTCTAATGGAAACACAGACTCAGGTACAATAGAAATGTATGGAATTAACTAGAAAACTTGATATAACAGGAGAGGAGACAAACAATGCCAAGATATCATAATATAAATGGAACTAAAGTACAGTTCACAGCAGACGAAGAAACAGCCAGAGATGCTGAAGAAACAGCATGGGCTAATGCAGCACCTGCTAGAGCCTTGGCTGACCTCAGAACAAAAAGAAACAGATTATTAGCAGAGACAGACTATCTAGCTTTATCAGATAGTACTCTTAGTGATGATATGAAAACATATCGACAGAATTTAAGAGATTTACCTGCAGGAAAAGATACAGTAGCTAAGTGTGAAGGTGCAACTTGGCCTACTAAACCATAGGAGGATAGATGAGTAAGACAACAATACCGACAGCAGGAATAGCAGATGACGCAATAGGAAACACTAAGCTAGACCTAACTGCAAATTATGCTTTCACAGGAACAATTACTGGTACGCCACAAGATATGGTTTTGTTAAGTACAGTAGATGCAAGTAGTGGAACTTCAGAAGTAGTTTTCAATAGTACTGTTGTAACTTCCACTTATAAACACTTTTATGTGATTGGTCATAGAATTTATAGCTCTTCAAATTCTGTAAATTTTGAATTTTCAATGTCTAGTGACAACGGAAGTAGTTTTACTAATGATTGTAAAAGAGGACAAGTATATAGAAACTTATATTCTGGTTCATCTTTTGGGCATGAACAATCAACAACAAATAGTGGTGTAGCAGTAATTGGTGGCTCAATAGCAAATAGTTCTGCTGGTGGTAGTTTAAATTTATATATTAATGGTAGTGCTTATTCAACTTGGAAATACATTAATTATCTATTTGGATTTAGACATAGCGGTGGTGAAGCATACGCTACTAATGGAACTTTTGAACAACAAAATTCCAACCCATACAACTATTTTAAATTCAGAACAAGTAGCGGAAATATTTATGGTTATTATTTTTTATATGGAATTAAAGGTTAAAAATGAGTAGAACAAGAATAGTAAATGGTGTCGTTGAACAATTAACAGCAGAAGAAATAACTGCTCTTGAAGCAAAAGAAAAAGCATGGAGAGATGCTAATCCAGAACCTACTCCTTTAGAATTATCATTAGGTAATTTAAGAAATAAAAGAAATGGTTTATTAGGTAAAACAGACTGGACAGCTAACTCAGATGTAGTGATGTCTGATGCTATGAAAACTTACAGACAACAACTTCGTGATGCTCCTACAGGACTAGATACTGTAGAGAAAGTAGAAGCATACGAATTTCCAACAGAGGTAACAAAGTAATGGCATACATAGGACAATCAATTAAAAACGGAACCTTCAGTGTCTTAGACACGAGTGGTAATACTTACAATGGTTCTAACGTAACATTCAGTTTAGGAACACAGGTAGGTTCTCCTGCACAGTTATTAGTATCTCATGATGGTGTTGTACAAAAACCAGGAACAGACTATAC